CTATTTATTTACAGACTCAGCTATAATATTTTGTCTTAAAAAACTATCCCTTTTAAATCCATTAGCTTTAAGTTTTAAAATAAAGTCTATTGCTTCATTCATTTTCACAACTTTGTATGCAGATTTAGATAATATTTTTAAAATTGCCTCAAAGTATTCGTTGTTCTCTAATTCAATATCGTATATAAAAATAGTCTTATATACATCTTTCATTTCTTCTGCTGTATAAGCCCAACTTTTAGCAGAAGATACCAATTTGTTTAAGTTTTTATTTTCAAAAGTAAATAACTTAAATGCATATCCATCAATAATATAATCAAAAGATATATTTTCTCTATAGGCACCTTCTATTTGCCTGCTTGTATACTCAACCTCATTGTCTTTTAATAAGTTCTTAATATACGCTAACTGTTGCTGATGAGTAGGTCTATCTTTTTTATCATAATCGAATCTTAAAAATATTTTTTTAGTTTCAGATACAAAATTCTCAAAATTATCAGTATTTACAGATACTATATCAGAAAACTTTAATTCATTTACAAAAAAGTGAGTATACTTCTTTAAATTAAACTTTTCTTTATAATTAAAAAGATTTTCATTACTTATTTCTTCTTTTATACCTTTTAGAATCAACTTTAGGTATTCTATATCAACTTCATCATCAAAATTCCTAACTCTAGCCCAGTTATTAGTGGTTTCTAAAATTCTAACATCATTATCAATATTATGAAACAGTATTCCAACATTGATTGATTTATTTGTTATAAATGATGGATAATAACTTAATACCGAAAACAATACTTTCACCTTTACCACCTCCTGGACCTATTTCTTATATAATTATATATTACATTACATATATTTTCTATATTTTTTACCCTGTAAAATAAGTAATTAAACAACATTGTTTTCTCTTCTTCGTCAATATTCCATACATCAGGTATATCTCTAACCAAATTTTGCAAAAAATCTTTACTGAGTATGGTTTTAAAGTTTTCTGCTAATTTAAGTATTCCATCTTTATCAATAGTAATTGCTTCAATCAATAAGTTATAAACTGCCTCATTATATTGCATAACTTCATCTGAATTATAGTCCTCACTATCAATCATTCTTTTAAGTTGATATTTATCCCATAGAGCTCCAATATTAAATACATGTGTGTGATCTATTATATACAATTTATTATTACCTTTTTTGCCAATATTAATAAGCACATTACCTTTATGTCGATCTTTATTATATATTAAATTATCAAATAGTATTATTTTAATAAAGTCATCTTTATTAGCAATATATTTACTTAGTAACAAAGGAGAACTTACAATATTTGTAACTTTATCAAGTCTCTTTGTGTAAAAACCTAAACCATATCTTTCCTCTTGAAAGCATAAGCTCTCATCTATCTTTGTTTGTTTATCTATCAAACAAATACCACCATCAGGTATTGGCAAACTTAAAGCCTTTGCCATTCTATGACTAACAAATTCATTTATTAAAACCCTATTTGATTCTTCGTTATTAAAAGTTTTAATAATAACGTGATTATTATCAATGATTCCATGCAATGGTTCAGTTACTCCAGTCCCAACTTTCCCCAAAATTACCTCGACTTTAGGTATCATAAGATTATTTTCCTCCATTCAATCTTGTATTACCAAGCACATTATTGTACAATGGAGGTAAAGTTGCTTGGAAATACATGTGCATAGAAAACTACTGCTGATTTAGCCGTCGCAGTAGTTTCTTTTTTATTTTAATCCCATTTACCATAATTTTCAACATTTTTTTATATTTCTCTCCAAAAAATAAAAAAGCCCTGGCACCAGCCTTTCGACAGTACCAGGGCAACAATTACTCACCTTTTTTTAAAAACTCTTCCCTTTCTTTTACAAGCTGCTTTAATTCTTCAATATCCTCAAGAGTAGCCTTATTTCTGATAAAACTTCTTGCACTTGTTCTTAACTTCAAATAGTTTGCATACTCTTTATTTTTAGCTTCCCATTTTTGGTTGGCTATCGTCTGCTTTGATTTTTCTGCCATAGTGTCACCACCTTATTTAGTAAATAATACAAATAAGCCTACAACTACAATTAAAAACCATATTATTTTAATTAAAGTTGATAATATAATTTTTATTTCTTTCATATTGATTGAAGTTGGTTTAAGTGATATATTTATCTTAGATAGGGGAGTTTCCTCCCCTCGGTTATCGTAGGCTATCCACTATCATTTTTATTACTGTAAGTAGGGTGCCTACTTTTAAAGCCAAGTCGGTAAGTGCGTCCATCACTTTGCCGACTTCTTTTATTTTGTCAACCAACTTCATTTCCTCACCTCCTTCCTTTAATTATATTATACTACATGTAGTAAAATATGTCAATGATTTTTATGTAATTTTTTCTTTTTTTTATCAAAATTTGCTCATAGGTTGCAAAAAATAAAAATAAACCCCGGGTTTCCCCAGGGCTAAAATTATTTTGTATTCTGCTGTATGTTATTGATACTTGCCAATATATCATGCACAAAATTTGCTCCTCTGGATATGAGAAGCCCAGTTAATATCATCCCTACATAAGGAACCTTCATAGGGACACCTATCATAGCCATAAGGTCAAGTCCTGTACCAAGAGCAAGAAGAAGGCCAATTATTAAGGCCCCTATTCTATCTATGCTTACCTTACCCTGCTGCCATGTCATTTTAAGTGTCTCCCATACGGCTTCACCTATAAGGGCTATAATTATTAATGATAATATATTCATAATATATCCTCCTTAACCTATTAGTTCTTTCCATGTTTTTGAGCCAACTATACCATCTGCCACGAGTCCATTGGCACTCTGAAACTTCTTAACTATTGCCTCTGTCTTTGGCCCGAAGATGCCATCTATTCCGACTCCAACTCTAAACTGGATGTATCGTACTACAGCCCCCTTTGAGCCTCTCTTTGTTACAGGCATTGCAAGTATCTGCTTGATAACTCCCATCGTTTGAGGCCCTGCTGAACCATCGACCTGAATACCAGCTATACCCTGGAACTTTTTAACCGCTGATGTTGTAGCTGGTCCATACAATCCATCCTCTACTAATACCTTGCCGTTTGTATCAGTGATATGAAGCATATTGAGTATATGCTGCAGTTCTCTAACTTTCTCATCCCCATTCTCAGGTTGTGGAGCTGGTTGAACCTTATCAACTTCTATACTACCAACTATAAGTTCTTGTCCTGGATGTATGAGACTTGGATTGCTAATACTGTTTAGCTTTACAATTTCCTCAACGGTAGTTTTGAATTTCTGTGCTATTCCCCAGAGAGTATCTCCAGATTGAACTATATAAACATTTGCTTGCTGTGAATATTGTACTCCAAAAAACTCACATATAACCTTCGCTTGCGCCTGTGCAATCTTCCTCAAGTTTTCATCCTGAAGAAGGAGCCTTTCTTCATCAGGGTTTGAATGAAAGGCAGATTCTATCAAGAGTACATGGGGAACTCCGCCATCCTGGGCCTTATCTATTACCGTATAATAATCCTCTCCAGGATACCTTGTACTTTCGCTTGTCTTTGCGCCTCTATCCTGGATACCAAGTACCTGAGCTACTGCTGCCGATAGTTTTGCAGCAAGCTCCCTGTCCCCAGGAATATCAACGGAGTAGTAAACCTCTGTTCCTCCAGCTCCTTTCGGACCGGCGTTGGTGTGCTGGGATATGAAAAGATCCACTTTGTTTCTGGCTGCTATCCTTCCTCTTTCAGTGAGTGTGAGTGTCTTGTCTCTGTCCCTCGTCAGAATCGCCTGAAATTGTCCTGTAGACTCAAGTTCCTCTTTTAGATATTTGCTTATGGCCAAAACGCCATCTGCTTCAACGTAACAGCTTGGGCCTCTGTTACTCCTGTCACTTCCACCATGGCCGGGGTCAATGCAAACTTTGAACATAATATTACCTCCCTGTTATTCTAATTTTGATTTCTTCAACTTCCTTCTTGATGTCCTCAAATTTATCTGTCAACTTATCAATGATGGCCCTTAACTCACTTTCACGCTTTGAGTTTTCTTTGAGCACATAAAAAAGCAGTACAACAAAGAGTACTGCCCATAAACCTTGTGACATTGCTAATTTGATTACTTCACTCTCCATGCTGCACCTCCGCGCATTAAATTATATCTACACCCATTTCTTTGGCTTTAGCTTCACATACTGCTTTGAACTCTGCCATTTTCTGCATACATACATCCTTGTTATTTTGGTAGCCCTGTTCATGCAATATATCAAATGACATAAAGCACGACCTTCCCTTTGTAATTGTACAATCCATTCTCAATACTACATACTCATTACCATTTATATCTGCCATGGAAAAACTATCTTCAAGTCTTACGATTTCATTAATCATTATCATTCACCTCGTTAAATTTATTTTGTATAAGTTATTGACATTTGCGCATTTGTTTCACAAATGACGTATGGGTCTGTTCCGTTATATATCATAAATCCTTTTGCTGTCCCATCTCGTAGCATAGTACCTAGAGTAGTAGATACATTGAACCATTTGCCTTCACCCCATGCCAAACTTCCAACTATACCCAAATCTGTTCCTAGGGCATATCCTTCAGTATAAGAACCGTAATTATGCGTATATATATGGATGTTTTGTGCCGCCGAACTTCCACCTGAATTTCGCCTTTGTAGATAGATTGATACAGAATTTATAGTTGCTCCTGCAAGGTCATTCCTAATAGTCTGCCAGTCAAAGTATGCGAACCCTCTGTGTGTACCGTATCCATAGTTTCCTTGATAGATATAATTGTTATCACTTCGCCAGCCATATCCAGAATCTCTCCAGGACTTTGTAGCAGTTGCAGTATAAGTTTTTGTATAAGTTTGTGTAGCAGGTGGGTTAATCTGGCTAGCATATTGAGTAAATGTTGCATTTTTGACAAGTGTTGAACCGTTTCCAACCCATACATCTGAATTTGAATATTGAGCAATGGAAACATTACCACCATTACTGTTTATACCACAATAACTACCATGGTTGACCAGAATAGAGTAACCGTTATTACTACCTATACAATCGTAATATAAAACTTGACTCTCATAATCCACAGAAACCGCTACATACGTATTACTTATATCACAAAGTTCTATATAACCTTTAGCACCACCAAAATATACTCCTGCACACCATGTAGGCAATCCTTGTCCATACATTGATATTCCTCTTATATACACATCTGAACACCTAAGAACATCAATGGGAGTATTATAACCACTATTTGATTGTGTTCTTACATAAAAGCCCCTACCAGAATTATAGGAAGTTCGTCCGCCATCAAGAGATATAAAGCATGTATTGTTATATAACTTCATTGCACCGTTAAGTGTCCCGTTTCTGTCTCCAATAATCTGGAGAGAGCCTCCACCCATATATCCATCTATAACAACAAGACCGTTTGGCTCACTGTTACATGTTCCAGATACATAGATATAAGCAGTTGTACCATATGGTATAAATTTATCTATTTTACTTAATGCTTTATATATTGATTTAAAAGGTTGCGAAGATGTGCCTGGGTTATTATCATTACCAGTGTCACCATTTACATAGTAAGTTACAGTTGATGGTAGAATGGTTATAATATTTGGGCTATAAATCTTTTTTGCATTGATTGACCCAATATTTAGCTTGCTATCATTATTAGTATCAAGTGAAAAGTCGCCAATAGTTTCATCATCGGAAAGTCGTATGATTTTAAACCCATCGGCAGATTGTCTTGTTTTAGTACCTACGTCACTATGACTTACCTCTATCCCGGTATTATCCCCTACAACAACGTCATTGCCTGAACTATCCTTGATTTTTAAAATACCATTGGCGTTTGATGCACCACCTAACGCTAATGTACCACCTTGTATTCTGTCCGCCGATAAAGTGCCAGTTGTTATATTTGATGCATTAAGATTGATTACATTCACCTTACTTGCATCCAAAGTTCCATTAATAACTAGAGAACCTTCAACCGTTCTTCTAACTACAAAGTCATCAAAATACCATGCACCTGTAGTGCAATCAGAACGAACAGATAACCAAGGTCTAATATAGCAAGCTCCAGTTGGAATTGTATATGTCGCAGTTTTCTTTGTCCATGTTGTTGTAATAGTAGTGGTACTACCTAAACCTTGATATGAAATTATTGACTTATTTTTATCATACACAAACAATCCCAAAACATATCCAGTTCCATTTGTTCCAGTATCACACTTATACCAACCTTCTAAATAATAAGTTTCCCCTTCTTTAACTTCTATTAAATTAGTATTGTTTAAAGCATCTCTTATTGTACCGCCACCAGTAATCTTCAAACATTTATTTCCGGTATGTGGAGATGTAGTATCTATACTTGCACCTGTGGGTAATGACCAACCGGCACTATCCAATTCAAATCCACCATTTTCAACTAAATTTGTAAAGTTTCCAACTAAAATTTTATCAGCAGTTATACTTCCTGCACCTATTCTATTTGCATCAAGCGTTCCCGTTGTTATTTTTGAAGCATCTACGTTTGCTATTTTTGCGTTATCTATTGAGGCATTAGCTATCTTAGTATTTGTTATAGCACCATCAGCAATTTTTGCAGTAGTAATAGCCGCATCAGCTATTACTCCACTAGCCGCTGTTATTGTATTTGTTGCTATTTCATTAGCTGTAATCGTTCTTGGGGCTATTTCTCTAGCGGTTATTGTATCTGCTACTAATTTATCACCAGTAATTACCCCAGCAGCTATAGCGCTCGCTCCGATAGCGTTAGCCGCAATCTTATCAGCTGTAATAGCACCTGCCGCTATGTGCATAGACTGTATAGCATTTGCGGCTATTTCGCTTGCAGTAACCGCACCCGCAGCTATTTTTTCAGAGGTGATAGCATTAGCAGCTATAGCATTAGTCATAATGCTTTCTGATACAATTAAACCACCATCAATAACAGTGGCTTTTGGTATCGTCATGTGAATACCATTTTTATTGAAAAACAGCAGCACATCATCATCTGTTAATGTAGGCAATGTATCCCCAACAACTAAGTTGTTTGGATAATCGTAATCCCACCAGGCATATTTGTAGTTAGTGTAACCATCTTGGATATTATAGGTAATTCCTTTGTAAGTTATATGCAAATCTGACCATGAAATAAAACCTTGTGCAGGGGTATTATCCTGCACAAGGTAGCCATCTATTAAATGATGATTAATATTAAGAAAAAGTGAAGGTATCACGAAACCACATCCTTTAGAATAGTAGATGTTGCGCTAAATTTAATTTATCTGTTGCAACTGCTCCTGCACCAATTTTAGAACTTACTACTGAACCATCTGCTAACTTTGTACTATCTACCGCATTGTTTGCTAATTGGGCTGTTCCTACAGCACCCGATGCTATTTTTGTACCATCTACAGCATTATTTGCTAAATGAGTAGTATTAACTGCTCCGGAAGCCAACGCAGTAGAGGTTACTGCTCCTGATGCTAATGCGCTTGAAGTTACTGCTCCAGAAGCAATAGCAGCTGAGGTGACTGCACCTGATGCTAACTTCGCAGATGTAACCGCGCTATTAGCAAGTTTTGTGCTATCAACTGCATTTGCTGCTAGCTGGGCTGTTCCTACAGCACCCGATGCTATTTTTGTGGCACCTATAGCACCATCTAATATTTTTGTTGCAGTTATTGCATTATCCTTAATTATATTTGAATCTACCGAACTATCTACTAAAGTTGCACCATGCCTCATTTTCCCTTGACCTATTGTTAAATAATGTATTCCACCTTCATTTACACATACTAAAACGTCGTCATCTGTTAGAGTAGGTTTAGTATCAGAACACTGGAATACGTTATTTGGGTTAGCATCATAATCCCACCATATATATTTCTTATTTGTATTACCGTTTTGAATAGTTACTTTTGTTCCTTTGTAAACGATATTACAGTCTGTCCATTGTACATAACCTGGAGTAGGTTTATTATCTTCAAACAAAAAACCGTCTAAAACATGAAACGCCACATTTAAATCGGTTGAGGTTACCCTTGTACCATTAGCGACGTCATATAGTACGCCAATTCTATAAGTTATGTCATCCAAAATCGCTTTAAATTTTTTATCTAAAGCCTCATCAATTACATCACTAATGAACTGCTTAAAATCAATACTTTGCTCTCTTTTCTTTCTCATATTACCCCTCCCTTAGAATAATAAATGTGTTTTCCAATTAACCTGTTCCTCGGTTATAGTTCCTACAGGAATTTTATCAGCTGTTATAGCTCCAGCTGCAATTTTATCTCCTGTCACTGCTCCCTGTGCTATTTTTTCCACAGTTATAGCTCCATCAGATATTTGATGTCCATTTATTGTGCCTACAGTTATATTTGCGGCCTTTAGATTGATAACCTCTATTTCAGAAGCATCAATAGTTCCTGCCGTGATTTTGCTTGCTGTAAGCCCAACAATTTTAGCATCCGTTATACTACCATCTGCAATCTGCGCTGTGCCTATTGCACCATCTTTGATTAGTGCTGTATCAATAGCACCTACGGCAATTTTTGCAGTAGTTATAGCTGCATCTTTTATATTAGCGGTATCAACCGCTGCATTGGTTATTTTGGCATTGTCAATTGCGCCGTTTGCGATTTTAGCGTTTGTGATAGCACCGTCTTTTATATTTGCGGTTTCTATTGCTGCTGTTGCTATTTTTGCATTCGTTATTGCTGCATCTTTTATATTCGCAGTATCAATAGTGGCACTGGCTATTTTTGCTCCTGTTATTTGAGCATCACCTATTTTAGCGGTAGTAATTGCCCCATCTTGTATCTTTGCGCTTGTTATTGATGCATCTTCAATCATAGCAGTACTAACTGTTAGATTATCTATTCTAGCATTTACTGCGTTTAAATCTTCAATAGTAGCTTTTTTTGCTAAAAGTACTTTAATATTAGCCTGCTCTGTAACTATGTTTTCAACTTTTTTAGTTATAGAGCCCTTATAGTTGTATTCACTTTTACTATCACTCTTTGCAACGGAGGATATTTCACTCTTTAGCCCTCCTGAATATGTTAGTTTTAATCGCATTACTGGAATTGTATATACTGTATTGTCTATATCAGTTATGGTTATTTTATCGCCTACGTCAAGAGCAGGGTTGCCCTGCCAGTTTAATTTCAATGGTCTATAGCTGTAATTATTGTAGGTAGTTAGGATAGTATCTAATTGAGCCTGAGTAATGAAATTGTTACTAAAAGTAACTTCTTCGCTGGCTAAACCACTTCCAGAGCTTATTGTGGAGTTGCCCTCCCGTATGGCAGTTATCTTTTTAATTGTAAAATCCTTATCTGCCTTTTCTATACTTCCAAAGAAGTTTTCTGATGTAATGTTTATATCTGTTGATGTTAACCCAAATATTTCAAGCGCTCCAGTTCGATTTATCCTTGCAAATCCTCCACATATACCAGCTATTATTCCTATAGCTTCACGTAGGGTTTTACCTTCAATTTTATCTATAGTATAGTTTGGGAGAGTAGAATTAAAGCTTACTCCAGCTTTTTGACATATCTCCGTTGCAACTGCTTGTATAGTTGCGGGATAAACCAAATCGCTGAAATAAGCTTTTTCAAATTTAATCATGTTGTCATAGGCTACTATCTGTTTAGTCCCTTTTACAGTCTTAACATCATCTACGATAAACACACCTAGAGGGACTTCCTCTACTGTGCCCCCGATATCTAAGCCTATATATGGCTCAACTACATTAAGTGCCAATATATTATTACTAGTCATTATCGTAGCTTCAAACTTATTGCAAATAGTAGTCCCTAGGGTAAATTCTTCCCCAGGGACTAAGTTACTCTCTAAAGACATATCTACTATATCTGTATCTGTATAGGTATTGTACCCTACAACTAATCTTGATGATAGGGTACGTGATGGCATTTTTATATAGTTTTTAAAGTCTAAACTCGTGTTGTACATTGTATGCCTCCTCCCTATTTCTCAATAAAATTCATACTTAAGCCTTCCCAAAGTATATTCCCATTATTATTTCTATACATTGGGGAAGTCCTATCCCCTACGTAAAAGGTTTTAGTTACCATGGTACCCTCCATTGGGTCAGGGTATTCTACTTGAAAATATATATCCTTGACAGCCTGTAGTATTGCAGATATTTCAGCCATAGTAAGAGGAGGCCATTCACATTCAAGTTTTCTTTTTACTGCAATCCTATCTCTTATAAGCTCTCCCTTTGCATTTCTGTTACTTTCTCCGTCTAAATCACTGATTGTTACCTTAAAAGTTTTAGGAGTGGCAATTACCACCCCGTTCACTTTCAGCATATTACCACTCCCTTATATTGGTATAGGTATTTCTCCATGCTGCCTTGCATATTCCCTTAGAGAATCAATTACGATTCTTGCTATAGTAGAATTACCAACATTTAAATTTAGAACCAACGTTTTATCTCCGCTATTACTACCAAGCGCATCTTTTATAGCTCTATACGTTTGTTCATATATTTTAGATTCAGGAGCAACGATTTCACCCTCTGTCCTATTATCGCCTATTACTGCTAACATAGGATTGTTAGCTCCTACATAACCACCTTGTGCAAGGTAAGGAATCTTAGGAACCGAAAATGTCCTTCCGCCTATTCCTGGAACCCACCAAGGAATATCAATACGAATTTTGCCAAGGGAATTATTAATAGCACTAATCACATTATTTAACGGAGCTTTTATTATTGAATATAAGCTGTTGAATACACCACTAAAAGTATTTTTAATTCCACTAATATTAGATTTTATTCTGTCTACTACCCAGAATATAATGTCGCCTATAGAATTAAATACGCCACTTGCTATACTTTTCAGGATGTTGAATACACCACTAAATATCTCTTTTATACCATTCCAAGCTCGGGACCAATTCCCTGTAAATACTCCAGCCACGAAGTCTATTAGTCCATTAAATATTTGCCTAACACCACTTATTACACCTGAAAATGTGCCTAAAATATTTGATACTATATCAATTATCAATAATACAACTCTTTTTATTTCGTTAAATAACCATTTAAAAGTATCAACAATATTAGGTCCAAATGTTTTTACTATCCAATCAACCACAGGCTTCATGCCATTATTCCATAAATCTGTCATTAACAATACAATCTGATTAACAAACTCTTTCCACTTGTCCCATAGTGGTTTTATACCTTCGTTGTATATATCAAGTAGCATATCAACAAATGCGTCAAAGATAGGCTTTAAAACAATATTCCATATGTTGTTTAGAGTATCTTTAATCCCGTTCCAAGCCTTTATAATGTTATCTCTAAATTCCTCATTTTCTTGCCATAGTTCGATTACAGCCTTAGTGAATAACGCTACAAATACTGACGCAACTAAAATAGGACCATTGATTGATGTTAATGCCTTTTTAGCTACCTCCATAGCCTTAGGAACTATCTTCATGATATCGTCCCAATGTGTACCTATCAGATAAGTACCTATACCTGCTCCAATTCCAGAAAGTGAAGATACTATTTGATTTTTATTTTTCTTAAGTGTGTTGCTAATATCCTTGAAAGCCTTTTTAATAGAATCAGCCATATTTTTTACTTTTTCAGATACCTCTGTAGTTGCACTTGCAAAGCCCCCTGTATCAAAGCCAGGAACTGCACTCGCTACACCTCCTACTGGGCCAGCAGTACCTTCATCTCCCGCACTGGATGAACCTTTACTAAGGCTATTTATTTCATCAAATCCAGCCAGTGCCCCCTTTGCCTGTTTACCAGCCTTCTCGGTAGCATTTCCAAGCTTGGTCATTGCTTTAGCTTGATTATTTGTGTTTTGTATCTGCTTTTGTGTCACTCCACCCTGGTTATTTGTCTTACCAAACAAGGCCTGAGAAAATTGAGCTATGATGTCCGTAACATAATAAAGTTTCTGAGCTAGAGCTGTAAGAGCAGGAAGGATTATCTGAAGTATCGGAGTAAATGCCTGCCCAAGTTTTAGTCTTACATTATCTAGTATTGCAACAAGTTGCTGAAGCTGTGAACTTGTATTTTGAGCAACAGTATCCCCATATTTCTTTGTAGTCTGCTCAAGAATTGCCATAAGCCTTATTTGTTGCTGTGTTTGGAAATCTAATTGCTGCCATGACTTGCCGTTAGCAAACTTTCTGAAGGCCTCTGTGCTTTCTATCATGGCCACATTTACATTTACGCCAAGGTCCTCAATTGCCTCTGTATTTCCAAGCAATCCGGAACGGATACGCTCCATAACGTCTTCCATAGATCTACCTGTGCTTGATGCAATTATGGAAGATGCTTTGAGTAAGTCAGTCGTATAGGTCATAGCTTCCTGAGAATTCTTTGCAAAACCACTTACTAAGTTTCCAAACACTGCTCCATATCTTATAGCCTGCCCCTGTGACATATTAAATGCTAATGCCTGCGTTTCAGCCCATTTTAAGAACTGGTTGCTGCTTTCCCCCATGATCCTTTTTATCTGCTGAATCGCTGCTTCAACTTTTAAGGACTCTCTTACACCGCTTGTAATGGCTTGTCCAATCTTCTGACCTATTTTTAAGGCTATAACTCCAGCTAAAAGTTTTTTAAAAGCCCCTTTAATCCCTGATGTTATTTGGTTGGTACTTTTCTCAAGCCCGCTCATCTGATCCTTTATTTTGCTAAGCTGTTGTTTTAAGGGTTCTGTCTCAGCAGATATAACTACTTTCAACTCTTCCAGTGTCACTTCTTCTCACCCCACTTTCTATTGTTATTGTGCCATTCTGCATATTCAATCATCCTTTGCTTCCAGATGATAAGCTCTTTCTCTGCCTGTTGTTCCTGAGCCTTTTTTATTTCCTCATCAAACATTCCAGGATACAATTCATTTATAGAAGGATACTGTACATCCTTGCCAAGTAAGCTTCCTATTCCTAGCTTTATCAAAGAGGCTAGGGTATAAATGTTTGATGCTACTTCCTTTTGCCTTTGTTTCTCCTTTTTGACATAGGCACTTATAGTATCCAGTACCTCTCCATAGGTCATTATCCAAAAATCTAATGCAGATATACCACACTCTAATGCTATTGGGTAAACATCTTCTATAGCTTCTGTTAAACTGTTATATTGCTTTCTTTGACTCTCATTTACCTCTAGTTCTCCTGATCCTTCTGTTCCTCCTGTGGAGGTCTTTTGAAAAAACCGCTTACCTCAAGCACATTGATAAGTTCCGGAACCAGGTCAATATAGGTCTTCCCCTCATCAACGTACTCATCATACAATTCATAAACCTTTTCAAGAGTATATCCATGCTCCAACGCCTGTAGTGAAGCATGAAGTATATTTAAAACCATATCAAGACTTGGAATCTGATCATCCATAAGAATCTTAAGTATGTTCTTTCCACCAAGCTTTTTCTCAACAGCTATAGTATTTTGTGTGTTTAACCTGCATTTCAATTCTCTACCTGCCATGTTTATAACATGATATTTCATACTTTAATTCCTCCTTAATTAAAAATAAAAAAGAGAGGAATATCCCTCTCTATTATGCTGGATCTGTTACAGTTATTTCGCTCTGTAAAGCCATTGTTAATTTAAAAGTTATTGGTGCATTTACACCTCCACCGCTTAATTTAACATTGACCATGGCTTTCCAGTTAAACTTAGTACCATCTGGCAATGTCATTTCAAAGTCAGCTACTGTTTTATTATCAGCTAGTTCCCTTAATATCCTATAAGGACTGTTAGCTGATGAATTTTCATATTTAAATGTAAATTCTAGATCTCCGTAATCACCTATACCAAACTCATATTGCTTTACAGTATCATCAAGTGTAGTTACATCAACCTTTTCAGGTTCCATACCGAATTCAGGGACTTCCTGAAGTCCAGTTAAATTTGTATAAGTAGTTTCAGCCCCAACTTTATATCCAAGCTTTATTCCATTTGCTAACATCTTTTTCCCTCCTTATTCTTGATATACGTATTTCATTTCACTGTCAACAATGCCATGATATTTCATGATGGAGTGATTTAGTTCTCCATCCTCGATATCTTGATAAAAGTTCCTTTCAAAACCCATTCCAGAGAAAATTTCATCAACCTTACTACAGATTGCCGAACCTTCACTTGCTCTTTCAGCCCACACATCAATCTGAAATCGAATGTTTGAAAGCACTTCTTTCCCGTCTACCCTGGTGTGAGTGCTATTATCTTCTATCTTATAGGTTATTGTAGGCATCTTTGCAAAGTCTTTGGGGAAATCTTTACATATCTGAGCAATGCCGGATATTGTTTCTAATGCACTTAAAATCAGAGGTTTTATGTTAATCACTTCTCACAAACCTCCTTTATAGCCTTTTTCACTTCGCTTATGATATCCTTCTTGATATTGCTTTGATTTTGCACCAGTGCTGGAAAAAGAAAAGGCTGCGGATCTTGCCCTGTCCAATCCTGCCTGTATGATATTCCCTCAGGTCTATCTATTTGTGCATTTTCTCCGCGCTGACCTGTACCAAACTCAACATACGGAGCATACTTAACATTAGTGGATACAATCCCCTCTATTTTCCCTGAATCATTTGTTGTTTTATGTTGTATGCTATTTCTAAGCCTTCCAGTATCAACAGGAGCTAATAGCTTCGCATCTCTTTTAACTCTCCTTACAGCCTTATCTATGCCTTTCTCAAGAGCCTTTTCTGTATTTCCTCCAAGACTTTCAAGTTTTAAAAGAAGCCCGTCAAGTCCTTCTATACTTGTCCTGGCCATAATTAAACACCTCGTTTCTTAAGCTCCAATACAGGAATAGTCCAGGGCTTAATACTTACAACCTCATAGTCAGGCTTTTCAGTAGGGGCAACGTAAACACACACGCCATCTTTCTCTTTAATGGTTCCTATACTCTCCACCCTCATTGAAAGCATATATTTAAGAGTTTCTCCATATTCAGCAGCAGCCACCTGACCGCTCAAAGGTTGTATAGAGGCATCCACCCTATAAGCTTGACCATAATCGTTAGCGATATCTCCTTCAATATCCTTAACCGACACCCTAGGCCTTACATACACTGTTCTTAAATCCCTTTTTCTAAGCCTCATACTGTCACCTCGGAAGCTTTCTAAAGGACCTTATCTTCTTCATCATACTTTCAGGTATATCACTAAAACTCCTGCTTATACCGCCTTCTGAGTGGGATGTCTGCCCTTCTATGCCCTGTTTATTGTAAGCCATTACAGCTAAATCCTCTTGTGTAGATAGCAGCTTAGCTGGAACCTCATCAGTATTTGTAATAGAGGTTATGAAATCCGCTGCATCCTCCAGATAAATATTCAACAGGTTGTCTTGGGAATTATCATCAATCGCAATACCAAGCTTGCACTTTAACCTTTCAATTTGTGTCAAATTAATCACCCCTTAAATAGAAAAGGGTGACTATTTGCCACCCTTTTTGTTATTTTTAGTTTCTTCTGCTTCCTCCTGCAAAGCTACTTCTTTGAAACCCTCCGCGATTAACCTTTTCTTTTCTTCTTCAGTAGCCACTATTCTAACTACATTAAGTCTTTGCAACGTAAACAATCAGAATCCCCTCCTATGCAAGAGCTTCTTTGATGTTAACCTTGATGTTGTCAAACTGGTTATCAAGTATCCAAAGGTCATGGTACTTTCTGTAGTCGATTTTCCAAGCGTCAGCCTTTTGGTTGGTATCAGGTTCAAATATTCTAATCTTATCGGTCTTTGATACTGCTATAGGCGCTGTTCTTGGACAGATGATCCAGTTGATATTCTTTGCACCGGCTGCAGGAACGAATCCTCCAGCTGTTTGTCCGGTAGTTTTACCATCATTGAACACATAAGCTGTCTTCATTCTTGCTGATGGAACCTTTAGGATAGGTACTTCATCAATAGCTTTTACCTTGGTGTTGATTGTTCCCTTGGTAAACTCAACAACTCCAAGCTGCTTAGTTAGTTCGGTAGATGTATCTAGGATTTGAGCTATAGCTCCACTCAGTATGATTACCAGAGGTATTTCCCCAGCCACATCATATATTTCTGCAATGTCATACTTAAGCTTCTTGATGATATCAGACTCAGAAGCAGTATATCCTCCAACTGCCCTTCCCTTAGCTATTGCCTGAGATGCTATAGAAGAATATCTGTATGCATCTATTTCAGGTATAACTTTTGTTCTCTGGAATTCACCCATTACAGCTGCAGCGGTTGCTACGAAATTTGTCTCATCAACATCCATCCTATCAAGCTGGAATGTCCTACCTCTGTCCTGAGTAAGAGTCCTGGTTTCATATTCAAGTGTTACAGAACCTTCAACGAAACCATTGGTCCTGTCATAATTACCAAGTCCATCCATAACCATCTTAGGAATCTTGACTTCGTTTCCTCCGTTATACTTAACCAAACCTGCATTAGTTTCCATCCATCCTGAGGTTGCCTCTGCAACAACCTGCTTGTCTAGTTCCTGTTGAAATATCTTTGCATACTCTAATACGTTAGGCATAATTTAACATCTCCTTTTCCTTTAATTAAAATTTGCCGTTTATAGCGTTTGCTATTTGAGTTCTTATAAGCTCCTCTCCCTGTGGTGAACCACCTGAATTGATTGGTGTTTTACCACTGATAGGTTGTTCAAATAGGTCCTTGTAACTCTCCTTGATAGCGTTAAATTGCTCTTCAAGCCCCTCTATGCTGCCATCATCCTTGATCTTAAGCTTTTCCCTGTCAAACTTACTCATGAGAAGGTCAGTGTATTTTGCCTTCCCCTCTGTAAGCTTCTGCTTTATGGCATTGTCCAGGGTAATGTTTCTAATCTTAGCCTCATAATCTGCAGCAGCCTTTTTATTAGCTTCCTGAAGGGCCTGAATCTGTTTTGTCAGTTCCTCGTTGTCCTTTACCTTCTCCCCAAGTTCCTTGAGCTGTTTGTCTCGTTCTGCTAACTGCCCCTTGAGCTCCTTAAGGGAGTTATTAACCTCGTCAAATCTCTCCTTGGGAATATAGTTTTGATTCTTGGTGTCCTCTTTTATTGCTGCAATAAGTTCAGCAGAGGCACCATGCTTTTCAAGCAATTTAATTAACCACTCCATATTTCAAAACCTCCTATCTTCACTTTTTACCGTGGTTGTGTCCACGAGATAGTTTGTAGCCTTTGTTCTTTTACGCCTGCAATTAACTACTGTAAAAAGGCGAAAATAAAAAAGCCTTATTGCTAAGACTTACTTTCATTCATTTGGTTCTATAAAGTTATTTTCATTTAGCTTATGGTCACCGCACCAATCATTTACAAATACTACAGGGTATCCATTCATTGTAGGAGCATGTCTTCTACACCTCCCCAAATGTGTAACCCCGTCCAGACTCTCTTTCGGGCAGAACCATATACAAGTTTTACATCTCATGCTCTCACTTCTATGCTTCCAATTATCACTCATTATTCTTACCTCACTTTCAGGCATAATAAAAGCACCTACTATTTTCACTTAGTAAGTGCCTTTACATTAATAAAACTTCTATATCATTTATGATATCTTTGATATATTTCCCATCAATTTTATGATTATTAATTAATTCATCCGCTGTTTTATAAATAGTATCATCATCTGTATTTTGAGGCCCAATTACAATTCCTTCATCAGTCCACGGCAATATTGTATAATCTTTATTTTTGTATCTAAACTCTATATCACTACCAAACTCTATAGCTTTTTTAAAATCATTTAGATTTATTGCCATTATAATTCTCTCCTTCTTTAATAATATCTTTATTTTGCCTTAACTCGTCCTCTGTAAAATATTCTGGTTTACCACGAGGATTTTTATCATTGTAGTTATACTCATGTTTATGCGCTCCCATAGGATGATATTTAGGCTTATTATGATCAGTGGTGTCTATATCTTTTACAGCTTTTCCATTATCATCATAAATTCTACGTTGTTTTACCTTCCCGTCATAAATTAAATCAGTTATAGAGTTAGGCTCGCTTTCTAATGGCAATGAACGATTATTTTTATCCTCATTTACTATTTTTCTTTTGTTTAGCATGTTTTTATATCTATAATCACTCTTTAACTTTTCCCATTCCTCATTATCATTATACTTCAAATCCTGGAACTCTGCAAAATCTTTTACAGGTAAATCTTCTCCTAAAACTTCTCTATACATACTATACTGCTTTTTATCCGATGCCCTATTCTTAAATTTCTTTTCCTCTGCCTGAGCTTTAGGGTTATTGGCCACATTCTCCTCATACCACTCTTTATAAGTTATGTTTGCAGGTACAGTCTTGCTCTCCCCGGTTACAGGGTCTCTTGCCCTTCTTTTAAGTTTACTTAAATCATCATCTTCAAAGACTTCTATTGTAGTACTTCTACAATTAGGATGAAGAGGAGGTATATTCTCACCTGGAATCGCCTTATCTACCGGTATTATATTCCCATCATTGCTCCTGCATATCTCCGAGGTCCTTGAATCCAACGTGGCTAAGAACATAAGCTTTTCAACCCCAGCCTCTTTGTATGCTGCAAGTTCTGCCATATTAGCTACGTATGTTGTCTCTGTCCTTATAAGCCTTGTAGCAGCAAATTCACCAACTTGCATTGTGTCAGCTATTTCCTTAGACATTTTTTGAATGCTTGCCCCTGACATAAAACCCTTAGTGAGTATATGCTCAAGCTCCACTGCTAGCTTATCAGTGTTGCCCCATATTCTTTTACTGAAATGCTTTCCACTCCAGGGATTCTTTAATATTTCCTCTATCTGCTTTGCAGGTATTTCAGCAAAACTAAAGCCTATACCAGTACGTCTTTGAATATCAAATATTGTACTGTAATAGGCTCTATGAGCTGTATTAAATAATCCTTGCTCCATTTCCCTTATTTGAACATCCGCAAGTCTTTTTACTTCTATGTTGAGCTTTTCCTTCAATGCCTGAAGCCTTGTGAGCCTTGCCCGATATGCTGGAGCATTTATCCTTCTGAGTAGTTCAGTTTTTAAGTCCTCGTCAGTAATTGTCTTTATCCTTTCCTTAAGCCTGTTTAGGTACTCTTTGCTCTCAATGTTAGTGAGATACTGCTTAGCTTCCTCAGGTGATAGTTTACTATTCTTTGAATAAGTGTTAAGTATCTTCATCATTTCCTCGTTTATATCAGCTATAGAACCTTGGTAAGCTTCAAGTACCTTTCCTATTACCCTGTCCGCATCTCTGTGATATTCATCCATTCTCCGGAGAGCCCTTTTAGCCCAATAGCCTTTACTCATTTATACCGCCACCGGCAGGGTTATTCTCTATATTCATTCCAAAGGCCTCCTGCTGCTCCTTTAGCTTTTGTTTTTTCTCTGCAGTAACCTTCTTCATTTCTTCCTCAACATCCTTTACCCATGGATGGTTAGCAACTATAGTTTCATCAGATATTACTCCCTGGGAAGCCACACAGTTATTGATTGCTTCTGTCTCGTTGATGGTTACATCTCTATTAAAAATTATCTCCACATCAACATCAAAGGAACCTTGTCCAGTTTCAGCCAGGAAAACATTCACAAAGTACATAAGCTCCTTAAAGCCTCTTTTAAACTCAGTTTCTAGATGGTTACACTTTAAATCAAGGCCACTGTAAAGAAATTTAAGGGCAATACCTGAAGGACTAGAACCAAATTTATCAAGGTCCTTATTAGTTCCCTGTCCAAACTCTATGATATCCCTCTTAAGCTGCTCATAATGCTCCTTGGCTGCTGTGATATCAAGTTCAGGGTTTAATGTATCAACTCCGCCATCATCATCAACCTTTATTGCCCTGTAGTAATTAAGGTCTCTCATAAACTCGGCCAGATCTTGTCCACCATAATTCTTAAGCACGTAAATAAGATTTTTTACCTCCTCAAGAAAATTTGCCACGTCACTTCTAGATTTATCATAGTTATCTATTAGGGACTTTACAAACCTTATGTCAGGGCGCTCTCTTCGGTTGTTTTTAAAGCATATGAAAGGTACCTTACCCCAGCTTTTAAGTTCATCCCCTTTAGTAAAATGCCCATATTCTTCAACTTCAAAGTATTTCTCACTGTCCAGGATGAGCTTATCATCCTGAAGGATATAATAAGTTACACCTTCAGCTGTCCAGTACTCAACCTTAGTTACATCTTTCTTTTGCCTGCCCTCATAAGTTTCTATAACATAATACCTAAGCATTCCATCAAGCTCTGTATGGCTGTTATCTTTCCATATCGGGCAGCACTGTTCAGCCGGTATTATCATCATCTTAAATTGTCCCTTTTCATCTATATAGGGCTGCAGCCAAGCCTTACCCTTATTACTTGCCTCATAACCAAGTCCTGCAAGAATATATCCAAAGTCCTTTCCAAGGACCTTTTTAACCTTCTCTATAACTGTCTTATCTTCACACTGAAGGGTATAATCCTTGGTAAGTAGATAAGCTATTTTCTCATCAACAAGATTCTTCATAAATCCATGGGCTAATTTGTTGTTTGCCTTGGACCTATCTTCTTCATACCCTCCATCCGGCAGAGGCTTAAGAATGACTCTTTCGTTGATATCATTGTCGGCATCATAGTACTTATCTCCTATGAGCATCCACTGCCTTTCCTCAGAGCTGTTAAATATTTTTATCTCATTGGCCAGTATTTCCTCATCTGTCATCATATTTATGCTATTATTGAAAACCAATCCAAACATCTTCCTCACCTGCCTTTATTTTAAAACTGATACTGAATTGCCTTTGAACAGAATTGTATTTACAAAGTATCTATCGCTATCACATGTATGGTCATTTTCTTTTACAGGCTTATCTTCACCGCGCTGAGCTGCCTTTGAATCCCAAACATAAGAAAAATACTCTTTAAATGTATTTGTGCAACAATCATTAAAGAGTATCATTCCTTGATTTAGCGCCGTTGAAACGTTCCTTATTCCATCAAGCACATCATTTTTTGCTTTCTTAACTGCAAATTTACCATGTTTCTTTATAGTTGCTATGAAGGATGCAGCACTCGGGTCAACTATAACAGCTTTTATTTTTAAGTCTCCAACAAACTTCTCAAGGTCCCGGTAGAACTCCTCATCAGTTTTTTGCTTTGCCTGATCTCTTCCCGAATAGTAGTATTCCTTCACCTTATACCATTTCCCCTGATACTTTCCCCACAATCCAAAGGTAGTAGGGTTTTGAGTACCATAGTCACAGGACACATAATATTCAGTGTAAGGCCTGTCAACTGTAGGAACCTTGTGTATGTCCTCATTAAACATGTCATAGATAATACCCTCGGCCATTACCCATAAACCTAAAATGTACCGCTTATAGAACACACCGGAATACATTTTCCTGTACCTTGCTTTGATGGATTCACTTAAGGAAAGATTATCATCCATAGTGAAATGGAGATATATAAGATTCTTTTCCTTACGCTTATCAATCCAGTTAAGCTTAAACCAGTGATACGGCCCATCCGGGTTGCAGTTAAACCAATATTTTGAGCCTTCAACGGAACATCTACCGGTTGCCTGGTTAACAAAACTTTCAGGCATTAGGGCAACTTCATCAAAGAAAACTCCAGCAAGAGTAATACCTTGGATTAAGTCCTGGGAACGCTCATCCTTCCCACCGAAAATATAAAAGTAGTTTGTCTTGCCATTTCTGCTAACTACAAGAAGATTATCAGCCCTCAGGTCCTCTACTTTATATTTTCTTGCCTTGAGCATTAGCTTGAGCCAGAATAGAACGTTGCGCCTAAAGGAACCTATAGTCTTACCACACATACCAAAGTTTTGATTATCAAAACTCTCCATAGCCCACATGACAAAGGACAATGACATTGAAAGGGTTTTCCCACTTCTTATTGATCCATCAGCTATTATTCCATCCTTATCCTTCACAGGAGAGTTAGGCAGCCACCAGGTGAGAACTTTCTTTTGCTTTACTGAGAATGGGCTAAACTTGAATACAGTTTTTTTAATTCTCTTCACTATCGCCATCTGCCCACACTTCCTCTACTTCACCCTTCAGTGCATCAATAAATCCATCATCCTCAACCTCTTCCTGTTCTACGCTGCCGGCCTTAATTTTGGCTATTTCAAGCTTCTGCTTATCAATATCAATTTTTTCCTTCTTGAGCTGCATCTCAACTTCAAATTTGTACTTATCAAAGGCAAGTCTTTCTGTATCATCAGCTATAGTAGCTTTCGTTTCTATAAGCCTTCTTAACTGGTCCATACATGCCAAAACTCCAGCTTCTCTTTCTTCCTCTGTCAATTCTTTCTCTATTTTGTTGCCAAAGACATCATAAAAAAATGTCTTATCTCTGTTGAGTAGCCTTACTATTTTAAGCCTTAACAGTTTTATTTCTTCATCTATGTTTACCTCAGCTGTAGTCTGCTCATATATGGCTTTTTCCTCTGGTGATAGCATATCAGCATATAAGGATTGATAGGCTCCGTGTTTAATTGCATTAAGGTTACCTGGCGGAGCTGCTCCTCCAGAATTACCGATGGCATTTTTATTGCCAGGCTGGCCTCCTCTTTTACGTTTTTTATTCGCAACGTTGCGTTTATCCTTTTGCAACGTTGCATTTAATAATTCATCCCATTTATATCGATTTTTCCATGATCTAACCGTGCCATCAGATACACCTAATTCTTTTGCAATATCAATTAATTCAAGCTTTCCACCGCTTTCGAGATACATCTGTTCAGCTTTTAAGCTATCTGGACTTCTCTGTCTGGCCATATCACCACCTCAACGCTAATCGCTTATTCGAGTTTGTTTTTTGCATGAAAAAAGAGCCCGGTTAGGAGCTCTTTTAACTATCATTTACTCTTCTTTCGGAATGCTTTTTTATTTTATGTGTTTAATATTGTATCCTGTTCCAGTAACATCTCAAAAACATAAAATAAAAAATTTAATACCTTTGCCTTAAAGCTCCTCTATGCCTTTCATAACTATCATGCTTCATAAGTTCCAAAATATCATAAAAGGAGAGGTGCTCCTTGGCTTTCCTCTCCTTCTTCTTACGCTTATTCAATTTACGATACTCATTAGGCTGTTTCTCCCGGAGTACTTGTCCAAGTTTCACACCTCTCCCTCCTTTCTATATTTTGTGTTTATTATCCACATTATACACAATATATTGTTAATAAGTTTATTTCAATAAGAAAACCCCCACGGGACCGCCATGGAGGTTTCTGCAGATGTATTCTTTGGTATGCCGCACCTGCTCGGCTATAGATTTTCATATTACTATTTTATCATGCTTTTTACCAAAAAATCGGCTGTAAAACGGCTGTGTTTATTCTTCTCCAAATATTGCAACTGATAATTTCTTTAAAGCAATATTTTTTAATTGTCTGCACCATCGTTCATTGTATCTCACCTCATAAGCTATACGCCACCAATGATGACCTTCTATATATTTCATCAGGATTATTTTTTTCTCAATCTCATTTAAGCCTTCTATAGCAGTTTCTATTATTTCAACTTTTGCTTTCATTCTTTCTATTCTGCTTTTTATAGTTGCCAAGTCTATTGCTATATTTTCAGCCTCGCTATTGAATGCATATGTAGGGCTTAGCTTGTCCTTATCGTACCTAATTGGTCTTCCCTCTTTTACTTCTTTCTCTTTCTCAGCATATAACCTTTGAAGGTTTTCTATACTTGCTTTAATAGTTTTGTAGTTATAAAGCCACTTTTCTGTTTCTCTTATGTAATCCATACTTTAGCCCTCCTGTTTTTGTCTATTTCTTCTATCCTTGATCTAACTGTTCCTACAAGTCCACAGTATTCTGTATTTATAAGATTAAATTTTCGTCCATAAATGTAAATTCCGCCTCCATACCAAAAACACCAAGACTTATATGATAAATTGAGTGTTTCAGGTAAACATTGAAATTTGTTTTTAAAAATTACATAAGCTTGTACGTTTCTAAAGTCGACATAATCAACTATCCCGCTGATTCCAATTTCATTGAGTTCATTTATTGCTTGCCTAGATAAATCCTTTGAAGCTTCATCAATTTTAGATGTTTTTATTAAATCATCAAAAGTTATTTGTCCTTCAAGTGTATTTTTCATGTAAACACCTTCACAATTTTAATTTAAATGCTGATCTTTATAATAAAATGCTTATTTGTTATATTTCTTTTTGATTTTTGTATATGCTTTGCAGTCCGCTCAGTTCTGCTTCAAGTGCTTCAAGCATATCTCTTGCTGTTTTGTAGCTTACCTCTGCTAAATCCCTTTTATATTTCAAATCACTTATGTTCCCTCGGGCCACATCATTTATTAAGGTTGCAGGTAGCCCTGCGTCTCTAAGAGATATTATTTCTCTTGCTAGGGCTAACCTGTAATCTTTTTCAGCTTCTGCATATGCCTTTGCGTACTTGTATAACTCATTTACACCTTTTTCTATTCTTTTGCTTGTTTCGTATATAGCCTGTCCTATGTCTATCATGTCCAGCGCCATGTTATCACCGCCTAAATGAAGCTTAACTGTCTATGAATATATTTCATCTCAACATCCTTGAATACTTCAAGCTTTTCAACTCTTATATCCCAGAAACCTGTTTGATTACCTTGTACAAGTAGAGTATTTTTGTCTATGTATGCAAAGGAATAGTAAAATCGTCGTGTATCTGCTGATATAACATTTGTTCCGAAAAGCAGATCCTTGCCGTATTCGCTTTCTACATATCCCATATATTTTAAAAAATATCCTTCTTGCATTTCAAAACTACTACGCTCTTTTTCACCTATCTTCTTCACGAAGTCCCCGGGAACCAGGAGCTTGTCTCCCAGTTCCACAGGTTTCTCTATGATTTTTTCATCATCTTCAAGCTCGATATAATTGGCTGAGCCATAATAGTAGTACTTCATACCGCCTTTGCCTTCTTAGCCTTGAACTCTTGAAACTCTTTGATTTTCTTCTCATCCTTCTTCACATCAACTTCCTTGTAAGCATATCTGCAATTTTCAAGGCCCCAGGAGCTCTCAGGAACAAAGTTATCTTCAAAGTAAGTATGCAATTCACACTCAGCATGATGCTTTGTACATCCCTTGCAGTGAACCTCCATGATGTCCCTGCACCAGTTCTCAAATTGTTCCCTGGGCACAATAGCGTTTTTCATCCTATCTTTGATATCTCTATATATCTTCTGCAACGTATAATCATCTACTAACCTGAAATCAAACTTAGCAAGTCTTTTCGCTATTGTTTCCTTTTCGTTAGCATGCATCCTATTGTAGACGCTCTTACAAAACTTATTGAGATAAGTTTGAGCCATCTTAAGGCTCCTTTGCTCATCCTTAGTTAGATTACCTCTACTTGACCATGAATCTACTATGTTCTGCATTGTAGGGCCATTTATACCTCTATTACCGTCAAACATTTGGATTACTGTCATTAATACCATTAATTGATTTCTTTCTTCAGCATTGAGATAATCCTTCATCATTGTCCCTCCCATATCTTTTATATATTTCCTCAGAGAACTCAGATACTATCTTGTGTATCCTCTCCTGACTAATTCTGTTTTTGCGCATAATTTCAATAAGCACGCTACTCATCTTACTCCATGTATCATCAAGTCGTCTTTTTACTTCAATGTCAATCATTTCGGATATTGTCTTGCTTTTAAGCTCCTGAAACTGCTCATCAGTAAGTTTTGCCCTAAGCTGTTTGTCCATTTTCCTGCGCATGGCCCTGTTCATATCAACCCCTCCTATTCCCAAATTTCAACTTCCACACGCGGATTATCTGAATAGTATTTCTGTATCTCGCAACTTACAATTTGTGAATCATCATGGTATGCAACTTTATTTAGAGCATCACAAATGATTTTAACTATATTATCCACGTCCGGCTTCTTAGTTGGCCTCTCGATATGTGCTCTCATGAGCTCTGCTTTTTTCTTTGAAGTAGATTTAGGTATCTCATAATAAGCTATTATTCTCATTTTGATTGGCCCTTCAAACATCTTTGAACCACTCTGCATATATACCATCTTTACAAGATTTTCATATGATATAGTTTCCTTGGGGGTGAAGGTGATGCCTGACTTCATCACCCTCGGTCTTTGCTTACCCATAGGCCGCCCCGGCACAGTAAAACTAACCTTCATATGCTTCACCCCTCACAACGTTGATATGTATAACCTTCTCATACTCCCATCCACGCTCAAGAAGTTTTTTATTATGCCTTTCCAAAGATCCTTTTATGTCTGCTCCAAATCTTTCTAGCTTGTCCAATATACCTATACAAACCTGAATAGTGTCAAATACTTCCTCTGCAACCCTTTCCTCATTTTCAGCGGTTGCAGCATGTATTACCTCTAATACTTCTTCATCGAGCTTGCTTAGCATTTCTTTTATTGTGTCATTCTTCTTAAGCACTAATATGTCCACCGTTCTGTCCCTCCAGTCCCAACTTAAATAATATTTTCTTGTGGTCTATATTCAGCACATCACACATATATCTGCAATCCTCACTTTTAAGGAAACTTATAGCACTTTCCTTAATCTGCTTTTTCTTCAGTTCTGTATTTTTATTTTCATGGAAACATCTAGGATTTTTATAATCTCTTACAGCTTGTGCGATGATTGAAACTATTAGTTTATTAAAATCAAGATTATTATAGTTTTTTCTTTCCATTTTCCTTTCCCCTTGACCATGCAAACATTCTTATGAATTTCTTCCTATCTACGCCTAATCTCAAGCAGGCCTCTTCCAGCGCCCCTGGAATAGCTTTCGTATAATCTACACCTTGCTCTGCGCTAGCCTGCAGTGCCAAGCTTGTCGCCAAGCTCAGCACGTTCCTTCTCAATTCATCCACCTTACCATCCCCTTTGTTCGTTTTTTAATCAAATTGCGTCTTAGTCACTTTAAGCTCTTGTAGAACCTATCATACTGCTCTATAAGGTCCCATCTTCCTATGAATTTGTTATACTTGCTGTCTCGCCCAATGCACATAGTGACAACTTTTAACTCATACCCAGGGATAATAAATATTCTTTCAATCTCCTCATGTTCATCCAGGGCGAATATTAAATATAAATCACAAGTAGCATGTCTTTTTTCAGTTCTGAACGTATGTACCCTACTTTCGCCCCTTAGCATATATGGTCTACCAACTTTAACATCAATTTTTATCTTTCCATTTACCAGCAAATCGTACGGATGCTTTATAGACATCTGTTCGACTTCATATCCTCGGGCTCTTAACATATTGGCAGCTTCAACTTCATATCTTTTCCCTGTTTTAGTGTCACTTTCTTTCATATCCAGTCCAAGTCTATCAGCCCAATATTTGAATCCACCAGTTCTTGAAATTTTATTACAAAGAGCGTTGTCCTTTAAGACGCTTTTAATCTCACTCCTACTTGGCATTCGATAAATATGCAGAGCAGCCATGACTTTTCTGATTTCTTGCTCTATTTTTTCTTCTGTCCACTTTATCCCTTGTATATATCCCACTTTAACCATCCCCTCTTGCGTGCCATCTATTTTTGATTACGGAGAATAGATAAACTCCTTACCTAAAAGGGATATCCTCGTCCCCATCAACCGGGTAGAATCCATCTACTCCGCCGTCATCTTTGTTATCCTTCGGCCAATCTAAAAACTTTACCTCATCTGCAACGACCTCTACCTTATATCTCTTGCTCCCATCCTGTGCTTGATAGCTGCTTGTCTGGATAGAACCCGATACAGCAACAAGCCTTCCCTTCCCAAGATTGTTTGCAACAACTTCAGCAAGCTTTCTCCAGCATATAACCGGAATAAAATCAGCTTGCTTTTGTCCGTCTTGCCCTACATAATTTCTATCAACTGCCAGTGTAAAGTTAGCTACCGCAATTCCCGTTCCTGGAGTAAATCTAAGCTCCGGTTCACGAGTTAATCTGCCTATTAAAAAAACTTTATTCATTCTTTATTTCCTCCATCCATTTATTGACTATTTCAAGCCTTCTTTCCCATCTGTCCCTTTCCTCACATGCACACGTCAAGGCTATTCTGGCATTTCTACGCCTAGCTTTACTGTCTCGGAATACATCCAGTTGTCGCAGTTTCTCGCTTTTCTTTTTTATATCAGCCTGGGCTCTCTCAAGTTTCTTTTCTATCTCCCTCTTTGCAAGGGAGAGGATTAGATATTTGTCATCCACTAAACCACTCCCTTTAGCCTGTAGTTATTTTCTTTAGTCATGCCCCGACCTCCCTAATAATTGTTTTTTCAGCTCTTGAACGTCATATTGCCTTTGCCCACCATAATCCCGGAAGATATTCTTTTTCTGCCCTTTAAAAGCATCAGCAGTAACACTCACTTCATGCTCTGGGTGCCACTCGATATACTCCATAAAGGGCTTATCAGGACCAAGGAATGTACTTGCGTGTTTTATGTACCGCTCCTCAGTGTGATTAAGCTTACAGTACATAGCATAATTGCTAGCAGCTTTAATTAGTTCCTCAGGATTCACCTTTTCCTTAAGCCTTGCCTTCCATGCTTTAAAAGCTCTTATTTTTTCCTTACGTCTTGGATACAAGGACCAAAATCGTTCAAAATCCTCTGTGTACTCACCTTTGCCAGGATTATTTTCCTGCGCTCCACCTTCCTCAGGTTTCTCAGCCGGGGTGACACACATATTATTTATATCTTTGTTATCATTGTTGTAATTGTTATCATTGTTGTTTGTGTCGGCTGGCAGTCTGCTCGTGGTCTGCTCTTGGTCTTTTTGTGGTCTTTCTGTGGTCTGTTTATGGTCTGGCATATCTTGATAAATACTGTAATTTACTATGTTTATAGTGGTCTTTTTTTTATCGCTAATTTTTACAATCATTCCATCATCTTGAAGCAGTTTTAAAAAGTTTCTAACCTTCTCTTTACTCCATCCCCAACGCTTCATAAGTTTAAGTTCAGAGGTTATAAAACTGCCTCTGGGAATAGTTATGAGCTCATTACCCAAGAGAATTTTTCTATCTTCGTGATTAGCAAGTAATATTAAATCAATCCATGCCTGACCTTTACTAAATGGTCTATCATCCCATAACCAACTATCACTAATTTTTCTATATAGACATATCCAACCTTGTTGCGGCATATAATCACCTGCCTTATATTTTGCCTTTGTACGGAGCAGCCGCCAGGGCTTGCTCCTTTTATACTGCCTCCTTAATCAATCCATCTTTTATTAGCAACAACCTGAATGTCTCTCTTCCCTTTGGTGTTACAAGTGTTTGATTGCCTGTCTTTTCATTTCTTGCCCATTCCTTGAGCTCAAATAGTTCCGGTACATATTTTGCATATGGAAGAGCTTTACCTTTGATGTCCCTATAAATGAACTTTTTATCCTCAAGCCACTGCATGAATGTCCTTTCTGGAACTTTGAGTTCCTTGGCTGTATCTCTAAAGTTTGTTAGAAGATTACGTTCAACCAACGCGTCAAAATAATCTACCTTAGGTTTCATAAGCTGTATTTGCTCGTTTTGTTTTCTGACTATCTCTAAAGTGCTCTTGAACATTACTTTAGTAGATTCATCTGCAAACGGTAGATATGTATTAATGAACATATCATCATTGCTAACATAACCACCGGTTTTTCTGATAGTTGGCAGTACTTCTGATGTTACCCAGCGCTTGAATTTCTTTGCACTTTCTAATTTTGAGCTTAAAACTAAGCTGTAAAGTCCACTTTCATTAATTAATATCATGGCTTGTATTCCACCAGGTGTCGGTATTTCACCGGCCCCCTTATCATCCTCGTCTACATGTCTTTTTATTGCATCTGCTGTGTCTTTGTATCCTAATGCTTCAGCAACATCTTTCCCTACAAACCATGGTTGCCCATCTTTTTCAATTACCCTTATCTGACCAAACTCCGTATTCTTGAAAATTTGTAAGTTATTCATTTTTCCCATCCTCCTTAGTAATTTAATCTTTGAAGTCCTAATCAATCTTTAAGCCTGAAGTACCTTTTTCCAGCTTCACTTTTCTTTATAGATTTGGGCCAGTGCTTTACTTTTTCAGACCCTATCTTCCCAAATTTTTTCACGTATTTCTCCAACTGATTTTCCAGCCTTATTATTTCTCCTCTTAATCGTTGTCTCTCATGAGAGAAGGATATTGATTCGATATAATCAGCCCCATCACCAAATCTATTAGTAAACGCTTCGTATGCTTCTAAAACACATTCTTTATGTATCTTCTCATAGATCTTCTGCGTTTCAGCGGGCAACTTATCGAATTTACCATCCTTGACAAACATTCTATACCCTATCCAATCTGCAAATATGGCTATCATTGGTCTATTACTTGATTTTGTAATTCCGAATGCGTCAATATTCTCTTTTGCTACTTGCTTATATTTTTCATTCAAGTTATTTATTTCAGCTTTTAAGGCCTTGTTTTCTTCGCGAAGCAGTTTAATCAATTCATCTTTTTGCTCAAGAGATTTTTCATATCTCAGTATCATCTTCATAATACTGGGATTTTTCTCAATCTTTTGAGATTTAGGCACTGATTGTTCAGGGAAAATACTTAGCTGTGACTCCAAGAATATCACCTCTTTTCTAGATTTCCTCCATTGCTATTACTAGGCATGGATGACCTTCCCTCCTGCACCAATCGTCATCATAACCGTAGCAGTCATATAAGTTTTCTTCGATTTCTATTACAACATCGTCCTCATCATTAAATTGTTTTATCAATTCTTTTAAGTCTTTAATTTTCAATTCCCCCCATCCTCCTTAGTTTTTGGAATTAATATCTCTTGTCCTGGTTTGATTATTACTGAATCAAGTTTATTGGCTTGCCTTATGTTGTATATAAGCTCTCTTATGTCCTGATCTGGTGTTTTATATTGTTTTGATATATCCCATAGAGTTTCCCCTGGCATTACCACATGTACCTGATATGCATAAGAAAATTTTTCGTTTTTTGAGGTATAAAGTTCTATCCCTCTGTATATACTAATAGTAAGGACCCCTATGGAAACGGCCAATATTAAAAGAAATTTTACCCCGTTTTTCTTTTTACACATTTTTATCATCCCCCGTTTGTGATATAATGGGGGGTACAGGGAGTTGCAGTTCCCAATACCCCAAAATTTCATCACTAATTCCAGAGCCCTTTGCCGAGGGCTTTTTCTATTGCCCTTGTTTTTTCTCTGTCTTTTGACAATTCTGACATAAAGGTTTACCATAGAACTTTTCACTATATGTTTTTACTGCTTGTGTGATTTCAACTCCGCATTTGCTACATTTCATTTCATTCGCAGTATTCTTTGTTTGTTGTTTAGAACTTGTTTTGTTTTCATTTGATTTATTTTCACCTGTATTAGTTACATCACTGTCATTTGTATCATCAATAGCAAATAATCCATTAAGCGCATATTTTCTAGCATAGCTTGAGCTTGCACCTGTTATTTGTGAGCCATCCATTCCTTTTTTCTGTTCTTCTTCTCTTGCATATGCTGTTGTTTCTATAAAATCTCCTGTTTCGGCATCTATAAGTCTTGCAGTTGCTTTAATGTAATATCTTTGTCCTATCAGAACTAATTCATCAGTAATTATTAGAGTAGCTTTATTCTTTTTTAATAAAGGCTTTAATCCTTCAAGAATATCCTCACAACTTCTATAATGATAATTACCAAATGAATTAAATTGATTTTTTGGTGCTTTAAGTTCTTGTTGTATATCTAAAAGTTTTTGATTTACTGACATTTATTCCACCTCCACAACAAACTTTGGTTCTCTTTCTTCAATCGTTACCCCTTCAATGATTTCTCCAGTTTGACTATCAATTATTAAGTCATTTACTACTTTTACATTTTTCTTTAAGTTACTCCAATCCACTGATTTTTTAATTTTTATAAATTGAGGTTTATTATTCTCAACCCAGTTTAATAAAGTGTCTTCGTCTCTTTTAAACTCTGGTTGCTGATATTTAAGCACCAATTTGCCACTTGGTAATGAGTAACTCTTTTGTGTTTTAGTCTCTTTTGCTTTTACTGTTTCAAAGTATTCTCTAAGCTTGCCTTCAAAGAAACCAACTTCTCTATCTCTTTTTTCCTGTGCCTTCTTTAAAGCTTGTTGTAGTTGTTCAATCTTTGCATTTACAACCATTTCAAACCTGTTATATTCTGCGTTTGCTTCTCTTATTTTGTCTAAGCACCAATCAGCCTTTAAATCATCATCAACTCTAAACCCTTCTTGCTCTGTTTCTTCCACTGGTAGGAATACATCACTTAATCTTAAATCCATATCACTTTACCTCCTTTGTGCTTTATTCACATACTACCTTTTCATCCTCATATCTAAATGTCATTGTTCCGCCAACTTTATCAGTTAGCTTTATTTCGCTTCTTGACAGAAATTCAACTTCAAAGGAGTCTAATTCAAAGTTTTGTTCTAACTTCTTGAGCTCCCTCTCTGCCACTTGTGCCCGGACCTCTGCGTCATAAGACATTTTTAGTAGTTCGGCTATTGCTACGTCTCCAAGTTCCTGTATTTTCTTCCTCCAGTACGGAAGCTCTTTCAGTATCAACAAGTCCTGGTATATTCGCCTCTCACTTTGCAGCTTTTGTACTTCTGTCAACTTAGTTCACCTCCTTTAGAAAGAAATTCTTCAATAAACATCTCTGGTATCAAAATCTTTCTTCCAACTCTGATGCACTTGAGCTTTTTCTGTCGAATCATTTCATATATGCTTGTTTTGCCACATCTCAACATTTGTGCCACTTCATCAACTTTATATACTTTAGTTTCCAATTAATTCACCTCCCTGTAACTTGCAGGGTTGCTACTGTCTTACACCTTGTGCATTTTATTTGAGCCACTAGCTCACCTTTTAACTTGTATCTTAGGAATAGTCTATTACACTTGGGGCATCTAAACTCGTTCATTCCTTCAAATACATCCATATCTATTTCCTCCTCTTTATTGCCCCACATCTCCCTTTTCCACGAAACCCAGAATTTTTATGAAGTTTTTTGTTTTATTTTGCATAAACTATATTAGGTAACTAAGCTGTTGATTGTGTGTCACTTTGTTGCAACGTTTGAAGTAAAAAAAATTTTTCAAATTCACAATTTGGGAAAGCTATCTTAAATCCTGTAATAAATTGTTCTCCAGGAACACATTGTTGATTTAAAACTCTCCATAATTGTGTCCTTGAAACACCGATTTTTTGAGCTAATTGGCTATAATTTAGACCTAATTCCTTTTTTAATTTATTAAATTCATTTGTATTTGCAACCAAAACCATATAATCACCTCCATTTTCGTTGCTTTTATGTGACACTTTTATTATAACCTAAAATGTAGCTTTTATGCAACACTTTTTTGAAAAATTTATTTAATTTTGTTCCTTGTGTGCAACGTTTTTGATATAATTATTATTAGAGCAAGAATAAGGAGGAGAAGTAAATCTATGATAGAAAAGAAAAATAACGAAACCTTCGGTGAATATATTGTTAGACTAAGGCAGAGTAAAGGTTACAGCCAGAGGAAATTAGCACAATTAACTGGGTTGAGTAATACTACTATAAGTAGAATTGAAAGTGGAATTACAGAAAAGCCTGATGCTGAAACAATAAAAATTCTTGCTCAATCTTTAGATGTTGATGAAGAATATATGTTTATGGCCGCTGGATATATTGAAAAAAATGAACCTTCCAATCCAGATATGCCACGATTCACCCCTAAAGAAGAGAAAGACATTGCAAAGAGATTAGAAAAAATGCGTGAGGATTTACTTCAACAACAAGGTCTTATGTTTTATGGGGAACCAGTTTCAGAGGAAGCTGTAGAAAGTATTTTAGCTGCTCTTGAGTTTGGTATAAGGCAAGCTAAGATTATCAATAAAAAATATACTCCTAAAAAATATAGAAAAGATAATAATAAAGAATAATTCTCCCTTTTAGGTTATATGGTCGCCAATTTGGGGAGGGGATTTTTTGAATTACATCAAGAATAAAGTTAATAAATTAACAAAGAAATATAAAACAAATAATCCTTTTGAAATTGCTGATTTTTTAGGTGTAACTGTTAAAACCTTTGATTTCCCTGCAGAGGTCAAAGGTATTTACCAATATGAAAAGAAAAATAAATTTATTTACCTAAATAGTCAGTTATCTTATCACGAGAGAATGTATGTTTGTGGTCATGAACTTGGACATGCTGTACTTCATACTAAAATTAATTGTACTTTTTTAAGACAATATACTCTCTTTAATGTAAATAGATTTGAACATGAAGCTAATCAATTTTGTTCATACCTTTTAATTCCTGATGATGTTTTAAATCAATACTCTGGATATTCATTAGAGTATATTGCCGCAACTTTTAATATACCAGTTGAATTACTTATGATTAGATAAAAAATAGGCGACCAAAATTCGAGAGCCTTTGAGCACCAACCTTACATATGTTGTTATGGGGCTGTTGGATACTATATTTGCCACAGAATTACTAATCAATGAAATAGATTTGGATAAGCATCAGTTCAAAAGCGTGACAGTTGAACAAATAAAATTTTACTTTGATGTGCCTAAAGAATTATTAGAATATAAATTTTATTAGGAGGTTGGGGATATGAAAAATATTTCAAGAAAAATAATAGGAGTTATATTAACAATTATAATTACAAGTTTTTTTTCACCTATTTTTGAAAAAATCGAAAATCCTTTTTTAGGTTTTTTCGTTTTATTTATTGCTATTTACATTTCATACAAGTTAGGCTTCAAATTAGCAAATAAACTCTTCAAATATAATAAAATTAAAGATATAAAAATAGAAATTAACAACAATGAAAATATTAACTTTGAAAATAAACCTGAAAAAATAATAAACAATCCTAATTATTCACTTGAAGCATTTGATGAATTTGTTGTGTTAGACTTTGAAACGACAGGTCTTAACCCTTCTACTGATAAAATTATTGAAGTTTCAATTCTCAAATATAAAAATGGTGTCTTAATTGATGAATTTCAAACACTTATTAACCCTTTGATTAAAATACCTCCTGAAATAACAAGAATTACTGGCATATCTAATAATATGGTAAAAGACAAACCAACTATAAAAGAAGTTTTACCTTTGTTAATTGACTTTATTGGGGATTTACCAATCGTTGCACATAATGCACCTTTTGATGCTAAGTTTTTGAAATATGCTGTTCTATATAATTTGGGGGAAGATATGATAACCAATAAATTTATAGACACAGTTAAGGTTGCAAGAAAAATATATCCTAACCTGCCAAATCATAAGCTAACTACAATAAAAGAATACCTTGATATAAATCTAAACAGTCATAGAGCTCATGATGATACACTTGTTACAGCCCAAATCTATCTTGATTATATTAAATTTGATAAAACTTTGCCTAAACAAAAAAAAGAACCCAGCAAACCTAAAATTGAACCTTCGTCTTTTTCTGAATTAGATTTTCCTCCAATGTTCCAAAACGAAAAACCAGGTTATTATCAGGGTAAGCATTATACAGATTATGTTGATTTAGTAAAAGAATTAAAAAGAGCTGGGGAATATGATAAAGCTGAAAAATTATTACTATGTTTAGTTGAAGCTGTAGAAAGTGAAAGTAAAAAAGAAAATTGGGGTGTTGCCCCATGGTACTATGAACAATTAGCAATAATTTATAGAAAACAAAAAAATTTATCAAAAGAAATTGAAATATTGGAACGTTATTCTCAACAAAAAAAAGGGCCTGGTGGTCCAAATCCAAAACTCTTAGAACGGTTAGAATCAGTACAAAGAAAATTGGAAATAAATTAATATGTTAAAAAATTTACTTTTTAACGTTACTAAATATAATATATAATTAGTATGTCTATTTTATTCTTGACACACAAACATTTGTTCGTTAAAATAATATTAGAAACCCAAAAAGAGATTCAATGAAATCCGTTGAGAGGTTCATGAAACCCAATGCACTATATGTGTGTTGGGTTTTTATTTTTTGGTAAAAGGAGGAATGAAAATGAGAGGACATATCCGAAAGCGTGGTGCAGGATATCAAATAGTTGTTGATGTAGGCAGGGATCCGTTGACGGGCAAACGTAAACAAAAATCAGTTGGGGGATTCAAGACAAAAAAAGAAGCCGAGAAGGCCCTAGCGGAGTTGATTGCAAAGATAGAACAAGGAGAATATGTTGAATATAAAAATTCAACCTTAAAGGACTTTTTATTAAAATGGCTTGAAAATAAAAAACCTTTGCTTAAGCCTACAACTTATATTTTCTATGAGAAGATAGTTAATAATATCTTGATTCCCGGATTAGGTTCTACAGAACTATCAAAGCTTAAACCTATTCATATTCAAAGTTTTATATCAAAACTTTATGAAAGAGAAGATATTAATTCTACTACAATTAAGCATTACTACACTACACTTAAAACAGCTTTAAACCAAGCAGTAAAATGGCAACTTATACCTTCAAATCCTTGTGAAGCTGTTGAACCACCAAAAAGAGAAAAGAAAAAAATGCAAGTTTTAACTCCTGAACAGGTGAATTTGCTTTTAGATTATGCACATAATTCACAGGAAGTTATGCATATTCCTCTCTTATTAGCTCTAACCTGCGGTTTAAGACGCGGTGAAATAATTGCTTTGAAATGGTCTAATGTAAATTTAGAAAAAGGACATATCATTATTAGTGAAAGTGCTGCTATTAGAAAAAATGGGAAAAACATTATTTTAGACACTAAAACTGATGCTGGAGAGAGAATTGTTGAATTACCTTCGTTTGTAATACCTATTTTAAAACAACATAGAAAAAAACAGCTTGAAAATAAGCTGCTTTTCGGTAGTGAATATAAAGATACTAACCTTGTTTGTTCATGGCCTAATGGCGAAGAACTTAAACCTGATTATATCACACATGCATTTAAAAAGCTACTAAGAAAGTTAGAGTTACCTGATATACGTTTCCATGATCTTAGACATACTCACGCAACGTTGTTATTGCTCCAAGGGGTAAATCCTAAGATAGTTAGCGAAAGATTAGGTCATGCAAGCATAGATATTACACTTGATATATATAGCCACGTTCTTCCAACAATGCAAAAGGAGGCTGCTGAAAAACTTAACGATTTGTTCTTAAAGAAGGCTTAA